GATGCACTCCTGTTGAATGAAAACCCGATGCAAGCCTGCGTTAGCACCGTGGAAAACACCACGACAGTAACCTGACACCAACCCGACAGCCACCTGACACGTCACGCAAGCCGCGCCATAGCTCGCTTTTTCGCAGCAGGCATGGACATCACGTCTGGTGATAAATGTCACACAACAAAAAAGGCCGTTAATTCGGCCTTTCGTATTATGTAATAACTTTTACCACGTTGCCGATTTGGCCTGATTACCTGTCAACCAGTGTGGTATTGAATCGTTTTCTCACTCGTTCGAGCAAGAATAGAATATTACCATCCAAAACTGCCCGAACAGTCGATACCCTGTGCTGTTCGTCTCAATGACACAAGGACACCTCGTTAATGCGCAACATCATTACACATCACAGCCATATTATGTTGGGGTCGGATATGCCTTCGCGGCTTCATTTGGAAGACGGGCATAATAAACGCCCCACCTTGGGTCGTCTGGATAAACCTCGCCTTGGTTTTTATATATCGTTGGGTCCTGACGATCAGAAAACGTCATCACAATTTCACTCTCGTCAGGCCCGCTAAACATCACATAGATTTTGTTCATCATCATTATCCTCAGAACTCATAACCACTCAGATTCAGCGCCCACGAAAATCCGCCATCACCATCCCGACGAACGTCATAATAGAGTGTCTGCGGAGATGAGAGCAGTAACTCTGAACTACCTGCGATCCCCGCGCCGCCGCCGCCAGTATTCGTCATCCCCACAGTCGAGCGCCCCAATCCAGACAAATCTGAATAGATATTTGCGTTCACCGTTGTGTTTTGCGCTAATACGAAAGACGAGTAAAAACGGCATTTCCTGGCGTTTTTTGGAAATGATGTTGTTGTAAACGCTGTTGTTGTTGCCACAGGAGCAACAGCAGATAGCGTTGCAATTTGTGGGGTTGAAATTTCACGCCCAACTTGGTTCCCGGCAATAAAGCGACCGTACCCGTCCGTCATCCATACACTGACCAATGCTGACGCTGTGTAACCCTGCGGCAGGGTGCCACTATAAATTTCTGGGGCAATCGCTGGCGTTGCATTAGTCGCAATCACCGACCGCTCCCCTGTCTGAGGATTATAGATAATATAGACAGCAACAAATCCGGAAGTCGGGACAGAACCGGTATCCATCCCACCAGCGCCTTTTGCTGAAAGAGAAACCGTCTCGCTAACATTCGCTAACCTGTAGTGTGTACCAGCAAGAGCATCAGCAACGATAAGCACATCAGATGTAAACGTTGCTGATGTTGATGCAACAGGAACCATCATGCGTGCATTACGCATATCACCGACAATCCCAGTATTTGCCGCGTGAACAAATGCTGTAGTCGCAATCTGCATCGTTTTATTACTGATTGGTGCGGTCGGCGTTGTAGGGCTGCCGGTAAATGTCGGGCTTTCAATCGGCGCATATTGCTTATGCGGGTTAACGGCAGCGACATGATCAGCCAGCAAGGTATCGGCATAGCGCCGTGTCGCCAGCGCCACCGTCGGGTCAAATTTCAGCGTTATCGCATCGGTACGGCTGACAATCAGGATCATGCGCACCGTCTGCACCCGGCCCGATCCTTCCTTCAGTTCCGGTTTATAGGTTTCCGGGCAGTTACCGAGCGCAATCAAGTCACCATCCACATCGTACAACCCGATTTCACGCAGCCAGAATCCCCCTTCATTTTCCGGGATCACTTGCTCGGCAATCATCTGACTGGTGTTGTCCGGGTCAACCGTTAGCGAGTTGATTACCCCACGTCGCTTTTCATTGACCAATTTGGTTTGCAGCGGATCGGGGGTGGGGAGTACGCCATTGCCATCCCCCACGCCCATTTGGGCCAGCTCCAGCGCTTTTCCTGCGGCTATCGCCGCCGCCAGCTTTTTCTCACCCACCTGGGTGAGCAAGGTAAAGTATTTCGTTCCCATCGTTTCTCTCATCAGCATGAATGTAAAGGAAAAGGTCAGGCAGTCGTCGGGGAGAATCAGCACACGGCAAGCGTGCACTGTCCTGTCTGCCGTCTGACAACCATTATGCTGATAGCCCGTTAAATCACCCGTTCATACGGATGTGGCAGCGATGGCACAACACCCTCATCACTACAGGGTCGGTAACAGGAACGAGCGATAAGACCCAGGAGGGATAACGCATTGGAATGGGGTAGCAAAAAACAACCCGTTCGGAATAACAACGCCGCGTTATTCCGAACGGGTGTAGCGTCTCATCAGTATGATGGTGGAGTCGGCCAGTCGATGTCCGGTATATGACTCAAATCGACGCGACTTAACTGCACCAGATAGATTTTCCAGTTTTTAAGCGCCTCGGTTTCCTGCTCGGTGGCGATGTCCAGTTCCTGCGCATAGGTCAGCTCGCGAATGCGGTCATGCGCTATCTGGCGACGGGCGTCATACTCCTGTCGGGCCGATTGCGCCAGGCTTGCCTGATAGGCTGCCGTATCCGTTACCCATTGCGCCCCCTCCCAGCGGTCAAACGCACTGGCAGGCGGCAACAGGGTGAGGTTTGCGGGCAACGCACCCAACTCACTCACCACCTGTGGCTGACGGGTCTGCGTGTCGTAAGCGGTCTGTCCACGTAAATCAGGCACCCATTCCCACTGCAAGCCGTCAGATGAACGCCGTAGCGCCTGCCCTTCCACCTCTGGCTGCGGCGGCTCATCGGCGTAGCTATGGGCGGGAATCCCGGTACCGACCATCAGGTATTCATCGCTGTAGCCATCGTACTCACGGGTTAACACATCCACGTGGTACACCCGCAACCAGCCTGCCTGAGTAGCCAGCCCGTCTGCTGCCAGCACTGCGCGCACGTCCTGTTTCGATATCGTCATTACGCCGCCCTCACGATGTAGTTAAAGGCGATGTTGCGAGGGCGAGAGACCCCAATATATCCTTGTGAGCCTGGACCCCATGTACTAGAGGCACCGATAGCGCGGGCACGGAAATTCATTACTGTCGCAGCAGGGTTATCCCAGTTCAGTGATTCTCGAGAATTACATGAAAAGTTAACAACATTGTCTGGTGGATTACTCATTTCCTGGACCATATAAGAACCTTCTTGCCAACTACCTAATTGGCGGCCGGTATCCACCCCTCTCCCATCATCCCAGCCACGAATAAATTCACCACGCAAATCCGGCAGCACACCCGACGGGTAAACCTGCGCCAGCCGGGGATAAACGCTTTTATCAAACGACTGGCCGTTACATTTCAGCCAGCCTGCCGGGGCGGTCGCCTGCGGCCAGGGTTGTGGGATCCCCACAAACTCACTGATCAACAGGTACTGCGAATGCGGGTTAGGCTCAGCAAGATGCCCAGCCAGCAGTGTGTCGGCATAACGCCGTGTCGCCAGCGCCACCGTCGGGTCAAATTTTAGGGTGATGGCATCAGTACGGCTGACGATCAGAATCATGCGCACGGTCTGAATTCGGCCCGACCCTTCCTTCAGCTCCGGTTTATAGGTTTCCGGGCAGTTTGCCACCGCAATCAGATTACCGGCCGCATCATAAAGCCCTATTTCACGCAGCCAGAACCCCCCTTCATTTTCAGGAATTACCTGCTCGGCAATAACCTGACCGGGGTTATCCGGGTCCACACTCAGGGAATTAATCGCCGCCCGGCGTTTTTCATTCACCAGTGATGTCTGCGTCGGGTCCGGTGCCTGTAATACGCCACCGCCATCCCCCACCCCCATCTGGGTGATTTCCAGCGGTTTTCCGGTTGAGATTGCCTGCGCTAATTTCGCCTCACCGATATGGGTGAGAATCGTAAAATATTTGGTTCCCATCGTTTATCTCGTCTGAATAAATTTAAAATAGAGTCAGCGGCAAAAGTATTGCCGTAATACCAGAGTCGAGTGTTCATTCTGCGTTCCCACAACCATTATGCGAAGACGCTAAAATAATTACCTGTTGATGGTGCTGTTTCTGCTATGGCACAACAACGGTGATAAATTGATTGCTATATATACATGAATAAAAAATCAACAAAAATCTCTTAAATAAAGAAAAAATTCATCATAAAAACCGTCAAATAGAATATTACGCCGCCATCACGATATAACTAAAAGCGATATTACGGGGACGAGAAACACCACAATATGCGTACGGACTTGTCGCGGTTAATGCACCACCAACAACGTTCACCCTCAGATCTGGATAATTGTTTGCATCCAGCCCGACAATGTCCCACCCTAATTTCCCTCTATTTTCAGAGTGATAATCGAAATTGATAGTCGCCATATTAATATTATTACCAATATCACCAACGATCAGCGAACCTGTTTGTGCAGATAAAAGGGGTCGTCCCGCATCCACCCCGCGTCCATCATCCCAGCCACGAATAAACTCACCACGCAAATCTGGCAATACTCCCGACGGGTAAACCTGTGCCAGCCGGGGATACACGTTTTTATCAAACGCCTGACCGTTGCATTTGAGCCAGCCCGAAGGCACGTTAGCCTGCGGCCACGGCAGTGGAATACCCACGATGTCATTAATATCCAGTTTTAGTTTGATGTTGTTATCGGTTTTATCTGACAGCGCATTCACCGCCCCTGCCACAAATGCCGTCGTTGCCAGTTGTGTTGTGGTCGTTCCTGCCACTGCGGTCGGCGCGGTGGGAATCCCCGTCAATGCCGGGCTTTCAATCGGCGCATACTGCTTGTGTGGATTCGCCTCACTCACATGGCTGGTCATCAGCGTATCGGCGTAGGCTTTCACCTCAATGGCTTTGTCATCAACCGACTGACGGGTTGCCAGCACCACTGACGGGTCCACTTTCAGGGTAACGGCGCTGGCATTGCTGACCACCAGAATCATACGCACGGTTTGCACGCGACCAGAGCCTTCCTGCAACTGCGGTTTATAGGTGTCCGGGCAGTTGGCGACCGCGATCAAATCCCCATCCGCATCGTATAACCCGATTTCACGCAACCAGAACCCACCTTCATTTTCCGGGATCACCTGTTCGGCAATAATCTGGTTTGGGCTATTGGGATCCACTCTCAACGCATTCAATACTGCCCGGCGTTTTTCATTAATTAATGCCGTCTGTGTCGGGTAAGGCGTTGTCGGGTTACCGCCCCCATCGCCTATCCCCATGTGGGTAATATTCAGCATTTTTCCAGATGCTGCAGCATTCGCCAGTTTTGCCCTTCCCACCAGGGTGAGCAATGTCATGTATTTCACCGTCATACCATTTTCCTTTCAGGTCAGCTTAATCCGTCATATGGCATCGCAATCCGTACCGCGAAGACTGCCGTCTCTTTTTGCAAGCCATTTCATTTTGTTGTTGCCTCTGACAACATTATGCAAAGAGACGGCAGGCGAATCGTCTGGCTGGCGTTGTATCCGCCATGGCACAACAACACGGGTGAAAAAAACCCGCCATCAAGGCGGGAAACGTTAAAAAAGACGATGGGAAAAACTAAAAAGGAAAATACGGTTATTTATTTTCAGGTAATAACGGCCATTCAATAGTGACGGGAAACCCCGCCTGTTCAGGAATCTTGCGCAGTGCTTCCCGATATGTACGCCAGGCCTGTTGATCTACTGGGGCATCAGGCGATTGCGTCCAGTCACTGGTAGTCAACAAGTTATCTCGTTGACGCCGCGCAGCCTCCGCCAACTGCGTTTTCGATGGTGATGCAGGTGTAACCGCTATCGGTTTTTTGGTTGATTCATCAAACACAATAGCGTTACCAAGAACCTGTTGGCTTAATAAGTCCTGATAATCATCATCACTGATTTCAATAACATCATCAGGAACATTAACACCATGAATTTCACGGCTATAAAAACCATTAGACGATTTAGAGTAAAACATATTACACCTCAATTCCCTATTGCAATAAACTTATATGAAATACCCGAAGAGAACTCAACGGAACCGCCATTACGGACAAAGGCACCATAGCCTTTCAGCATTTCTTTTGTGCTATTACTTTGCCCATACACTGTCACCCCAGCATAATTCCAGCCAACAGCATCATTTTCTGTAATAACGACAGAGAAGATATTGTTAGGATAAGCAATAGGGAATAACTGATTGATAACCCCGGCACCTAACGTTACCCCAGTCCCCCATTGCATAATAATGCCTGATGGTAAAATTTGATAACCATTCAACCCTGCACCAGCAGCGCCCACGCCACCAATCGCACGCCACTGTGGCCCCGTGGAGAGGAATTTTATATTCGTCCCACTTTTAACCGTCATCGTATTTGAACCCGATGGGTTATTGGGCCCCAGAATATTCACCCCTGCACCAGAAATCGTCACAGCACCGTTGGAGAGATTATTAAACTCAATAACCCCACCAGGACAAAGGGAGGCATCCGGTAATGTAATTGTAATCCCCGCTATTTGAGCCTCGATAAAGTAGCCAAACGCATCGCCAGTGAGTACCTGGTTTTCTCTGACACCCAATACCGATTTCATATTACCTAAGGCCCTTTGAACAAATGCCGTAGTCGCAATACTGCTATCCGCATCAAATAGCGGTGGTGTCGGCGCAGTGGGATTACCGGTAAATACCGGGCTTTCAATCGGTGCATACTGCTTGTGTGGATTCGCGTTGGCGAGGTGTTTCGCCATCAGATCATCGGCGTAGGCCTTCACCTCAATCGCCTTGTCATCAACCGACTGGCGGGTTGCCAGCACCACCGACGGGTCTACTTTCAGGGTAACCGCGCTGGTGTTACTGACCACCAGAATCATACGCACGGTTTGCACGCGACCCGAGCCTTCCTGCAACTGCGGTTTATAGGTGTCCGGGCAGTTGGCGACTGCAATCAAATCCCCATCCGCATCATATAACCCGATTTCACGCAACCAAAACCCACCTTCATTCTCTGGAATTATCTGCTCGGCAATAATTTGGTTTGGGTTATTGGGATCCACTCTCAACGCATTCAATACTGCCCGGCGTTTTTCATTAATTAATGCCGTCTGTGTCGGGTAAGGCGTTGTCGGGTTACCGCCCCCATCCCCCACACCCATATGGGTAATATTCAGCATTTTCCCTAATGCCGTGGCATTCGCCAGTTTCGCCGCCCCCACTTGGGTGAGTAATGTCATGTATTTCACTGCCATACCATTTTCCTTTTGCATCGTCTTAAACCGTTATCTGATATCACAATCATCACAGCGGAAATCGCTATCTGTGTTTGCAAGCCATTCCATGTTGTTGTTGCCTCTGACAACATTATGCAAAGAGATAGGGGGTAAATCGTCTGATGGACGTTGTATCGGCTATGGCACAACATTGCAGATAAAAATAAACCCGCCATTAAGGCGGGAAAATAGAAAAGAGTAAACATTCCAAATCAAAGAAAATAACGATGTAATTTAGAAGCCCATTCCAATCTAGAGAATATCTGAAAAATAAATGCAATCCGCTATATTTTAAATACTGGCGTTAAATTTATTTCTTCGGTAACTCCGGCCAGTCGATATCTGGTGCAGTAGTGGTGTCAATGCGACTGAGTAATACCAAATATCGTTTCCACTCGGGTAGTGCACTTTTTTCTATATCAGTAGCAATACCCAACTCATCAGCATACATCAACTCAGTAATCCGCGATGTTGCCACCGATCGACGCGCCTGTAATTCTTTCCCGGCAGTGGCTATTGCCACCTTAGCTAACTCATCAGCAGATGGCTCAGGGATCGGTACCGCAACCGGCTTACCGAATAACGTATCAAACTGGATAATATGTCCAGCCGCCTGTCTGGTCAGCAATGTCTGGTAATCATCATCACTGATTTCAACCACATCTGACGGCATAGAGCTACCATGAATCTCTGAAAGATAAAAACCACGAGTTGAAGGGGAGAAATAACGCATAATTAAAATCCTACAGCCAGATAACTGATGATGCAGCCAGAAACCGGCAAACCTGATGAGTAATACCAGGTTGCCCCCACATTAGATGCGCCCTCAAACGACGAATTAACAAACGCCTCAGCGGAAATCCCGGTCCTGATGGCACCGGATATGGAAAACAGCGCATTCGGGAATGCTATCGGAAATGCAAACGACTGTGTTTTATAGACATTGGCAACGCTGGGTGACATCGCCAGCATTCCCCACTGGAAAATGACACCTGACGGTAAAACCTGATAACCATTCGTTGCGGATAGGCACCGAAATGACTCAGCATAACGCATTTGTACCACACCACCAGCCATCGTCCAGCTATTGATACCATTCGACACCAGCACCACATTTTCAGCCTGCCCCATTCTGAACGACGTAATAATTGAATAGGTCGTATCAATAGGCTGGTTACTTGGCGAGCGGATAACCCATCCAGATTGTCTTGATGAAATATGTAACGTCGTCCCTGCTGGGACAGTAAAGGCGCTCGGTAAAAATATCTCCCCTGGCGTACCATCTAACACTACAAACCGCCCGGCATCATCCACAACGATATTCCCGGCCGACGTAATTTGCCGCACACCAGAAAGATTACCGATCGCTGAATGCACAAACGCCGTAGTCGCAATACTGCTATCCGCATCAAATAAAGGTGGTGTCGGTGCGGTGGGATTACCGGTAAATACCGGGCTTTCAATCGGCGCATACTGCTTGTGTGGATTCACAGCGGCAATATGTGCGGCTAATCCATTGTCGGTATAGGATTTAACTTCCGTTACTTTCGTATCGGTATACGCCTGCGACGATAATGCCTTGTCGTCGACATATTGCCGACTCGCCAACACCACCGCCGGGTCAATTTTCAATGACACCGCATCAACCTGGCTGACAGCCAGAATCATACGTACCGTCTGTACACGGCCAGAACCTTCCTGTAACTGCGGCTTATAGGTTTCCGGGCAGTTAGCTACCGCAATCAAATTATCATCGTCATCGTACAAACCAATTTCCCGCAGCCAGAATCCCCCTTCGTTTTCCGGGATCACCTGTTCGACAATAATCTGGTTCGCGTTAGTGGGGTCGATACTCAACGAATTAATCGCAGCGCGGCGTTTTTCATTCAACAGCGCAGTCTGGGAGGGATCCGGCGTGGGTAATATACCACCGCCATCGCCTACGCCCATCCGTGCGATCGCCAGTTGTTTCCCCTGCGCGATGGCATTAGCCAGCCTGGCGGCTCCCACCTGGGTAAGCAGAGCCGTATATTTCGTGCTCATAGTATGTCTCATCAGAATTAGCGATAAAGGGACCCATGCTCAGGCATGGAGCAAATACCGCCACACCTGTCGACATGCGCTTTTTCAAGCGATTTAAGCCTGTTGTGGCAGTACCGGGCATTATGCTGACAAGCCAACAAAAAAACGCCTGATTAGGGTTGGAACAGCGATAGCACAACCACTCTTATCGCGTTTTTTTCATCGCCATAAATTCATCGCCATAAATAACGGGGAAGCGGGTGATAATTAGTAACATCATTGGCATGACAGAAATATCATTCCTCCTGAGAATCGGCAGGCGGGTCGTCACCTCAACCAGCGTGCATTATTATTTTTCAGAGGAATCATGAAGCAACGTTAAGGAGATAGGTCATGAAGATGAATTTTTCATTTCTTTTTCTGGGGCTGATGGCCGTCAGTTCCAGCCAGGCAAGCTCGTTAACCACCGATAATAATGAACAAAAACTCGAAGTTGGCTTTGGTGCGCCGACTTACCAGCAAACGCTGCATTACCGTAAACTCTATGAAAAGAAACCCTTTCCTGATGCGGAAATATTTTATTATGACAATGGTATTTATAAAATAATTTCCCAGGGTGAAGAGCATTATGGCGTCTACGTCATACAGGGAAATTTTCAAGATCAAACATACACTATCAGATATATCTCATTGCCTTCTGAAGATTGGGGAAAAAAGACCGCCTTTCACCAGTTAACCTTTATTAATGGGGATAAGGAAAAATACTTTATACAAAATGCGATTGTCGAAACGGGAGAAGCTATCGCACAACAGAATGGCACTTTTACCTTGTCAGAAAACAACATCAGTAACCCCATCACCCAGAAATGGCGTCACAATTAG